CTATGTAATGCATCATACTCTATAACAGGTTGCCCGAATTCAGTCTTAACACTAACGCCCTGATCTGCTATCTCACACTCATAACAAGTAAACGTCCAGGCATCAGGCGCTATTTTGGCTCTGTCTTCATCAGATAGTTTCTTATAATCTATACTAGTGGATCTGTGTTCAGCACTACTAGTTTGCTTTAAGTATTGAGGCCTGACTGCACCTACTATTTTGGTGTGTATTCGCCTATTAACTGCTGATGCAAATCTAGCATACTTCTCAAAATCTTGCGTAAAACTATTCGAAGCCCATCCTTGAATAAGAGCTCTATCAAATAAAGTACCTTTTTCCTTAATATCTGCACCTAATAATTCGTGCGGAACGTTGTTGTCACTTCTTAAGACCCAGTCAGCCATATTTAAAAACGATGCACTAGTTGTAGAATCAGCATGCATAGCAGCCGAATCATCTATCATTATTACCGTTTTATGATTAGCCCAACCAGATTGAAATTTATTAGCTTGATTGACGTAGTATACATATTCTTCAGTAGCAGGTATATTATTACTCCTAGCTATTGTATGACACATTAATTTCAACAAATGGCTCTTACTAATACCTGAGCCAGAAGTCAAAACAAAATGATACGGTTGAATTCGAGACCCGGTTTGAGCCTCAACACGTTGACATTCAATCTGAATACTATCGACTTCTTTTAGCCAATCATCAACCAACTTCAAATCTATACCTCGCTTTGATTTGCGAATTGACTGAAGATCTTTCCTTAATTGGTCAACATTATGTAAAAAACCATAATGTTTATAACCTTTTATAAACTCTAGATCTCCAGTGGCATATAGTTTAAAGTCTTGACGAATGACACGAACTCTGTCAGATAAACTATCAGTTAAAGTCTCAGTGCTCAAAAATCCGTCCATAACTCCGTCCTTAATGAATACATCAACTCCATTAACAACATATGTCATTGCCCAGATAATACATTCTATAGGGTTTCCTAGACCTGAAAAACATTCAAAAATCTTTGATAAAGATCCTTGTAATATTTTTTCACTCCATTCTACCAAGATACTAGGGCATAACAATGTTGTCCATATTTTTAACAGTAGCTCCATAAACTTTTGAGCAAATTTATTAGTTTTAAATTTCTCAATGTCTACCACTAATGTTTTCAACCAGTTAGAAAAATCGCTAAATGTCCCACTGCAATCCTTTACACTACTAATAATATCTTTAATACTGTCATATAACATAAATGACAATGAATTCTTACATAACATTAATAGTGCTGACAATCCCGTAATAATGGGATGATCGTAATATTTCATTGCAAAGACACCAAACAATTTCTCAAAGAATGACACAATAGTTTTAGTGTCAATCTTTTTATCTTCTTTACCTGCTTGCGGTTTAACATGGTTAGACTTTAGTTTCTTAATAAATAATTTTTTGGTATTTTTCTTTCTTGATCCTAAATTCGCAGCAGCTAAATCTTCTTTAACTTTAGTCAATTTAGTACAGACTAATTGTTGATTTTTCCATCTTTGTCTAACCTTACTCTTACTGTACTTATACTCAGTATATAACTCTTCATTATATTCTTCAGACCCAGATTGAATTTGCAAACCTTGTGATTCCATAGTAATCCTTAAACATAAATCTATATCACTAGATATAAATTCTGCTATAGTAGAACCATAAGGACTAACATTAAATAAGCTACATCCTGGATCATCATTGCAAGGTATACAAATATATATACATTCTAGAACCTTAAGATATACTTCATGATTGTGCTCAAAGACTGCATATTTCTTATTAAATAATATATCAG